TATCGGCCACGCGCTTCTTTGGTTTACGGTGTTCGTATCCAGTCACCCGTTCTTTCTCCACGGTGTTCCATAAATCCTGGATTTTTGGAAGCGCAATTTCAAACCAATGACGATTTCTCTTGACTAAAACACACGAATATGCCTCACAATACCAATATATGCGCTTGAATAAAATGTGTGTCTCTTTCATCTCTTGTTTTGTTTTATTTATCCATTGTGCAATCGACTCATTATCTAGGCGCACTGTAAGTGGCATGTAAACATAATGCGGTTTTCCATCCGCAAAATCGGATTTGATGAAATAGAGAATCACACCATTATACAAATACTTGTGTTTGTTCTTGTAGAAAAGGTCTTCGTCAACTTCGTCATACTCCTTGAACTGAGTCTCTACAAAATCGCATTCATTCAGATTGCAAACTTCCATCTGCACCTGCATCTGCACCCAATAATCCATTTTGGGCACACCCGTTATTTCTCTCGATACCACATTCTTGATTTCCAACATTCGGCCATACGCGCCGGATTCTTCAGTTATAACAATTCCGTCGGGGGATGCGCCAATGAATGGATACGTGGGGTGCTGAATGCATCCGAACTCGCCTACTTTACCGCGGATTCTGTGCTCGTAAAGCATAATGGTGAGTGGCTCATATTTGACGCCCCAATGCATTGGGGAATCTGTATTTACGCTTGTCGTGTCGTAGGACTCCGTAATCATTGGTTTGCACTTTTCCAGAATAAGACTATTCTGGTTTGCCTCTGAACCAACCGCTTTCCAAATGTTGCTGGCGGTTATCAAATTGTGGCGGAACTGATACCACTCCAGACTTCTCTGTACCATTTGTGTTGACGCACTGAGTTTCTCTATTTGCGCTTTCACTAAATCTTTGTTCAAAATATCGTAAATATGTGAACGAGGGTTCTGGTATGCTCGGCGCGGAATTCCAATAATTGCAAAATAGTTTTTTGTGAAAATGTGGACCTGTTTTCTGAATTTTTTGAATATTTTTTCATAGGATGAATCGTCGTCGGGTTCAAAAAACCCAATGCAAATTAAATTCTCCAAATATTCCTCGGTGATTTTGTCCACCATCGTTTTGTAAAACTCCGGCTGACATTGTTGAATTCCATTTTCGTCCAAATATTTCTCTACAGTTTCATGAATTTCTATTTCTAAATCAATTAAATCTTCTTCGTCCATTTTGTCTTATATATATATTAATTTGTATTTAACTATTTACAAATTAATTACTCTTCTTCCTCCTCAGTTATAGATATATTTTTTTTCGGTGTAAGTGACTTCAATGTAGAGACTTTTTTTTCAATATTACGAAGAGTGAACGTATGTGTAGTTATATTGAAAGCCAGTGAACTAATATTGGAAATGACGCCGGTTTCCTTATCATAATCAACGTCCTTCACTTTTGCCAACTTATCTTTTGTAAGACATGAGCTGAAGAACGTTTTCAATGCTTTTACCTCCTTTGCAGGTAGTGCATTTTCCTTTCCATATTTCTCGGCATAAGCATGGAGTTTCTGAATTTTTAGGCGCTTATCCAGTTTATTCCAAGGCTCGGAATTCATGTTTTTCTTTTCGGTTTCCAACATTTCATCAATTGTGTTGATGGAATTTTTATTATTATCTTCGGGTTTTGTGGTCAAAATGTTCTTGTATTTATACATCAGTTTATTGTCATCGTCTTTTTTTTCGACGGGTGCTGGTTGTTGTTGTTGTTGGGGAAACATAATATAGTAGTCGTTCTTTTATATTATTATTGAAAAATGTTTATATCGTTTTACAATGAGATAAAATTACAGTAGCAAATAGTATAATGGAAGAAATCAAGTCTTTGTCAATTGATTTGCGAAAAAAAGAAGAAAAGAAGAAAGTGATTCAGCCAAAAGTGAAATCAATTCGCAAGGAAGTTGACAAGTGGCAATTTGACGATATTTTTTTGGAATTGGATAAACAATGGGAGTGTTTGACTGCAGTAAAGGATGGATTAACCGAATTTCCAAAAGACGTCTGCAGAGAAATGCGACGCCAAATCCAGAACAAGGTGTCCAGTTACAAAATGCAGGACATTCAGAAACAGAAATACGACGACAATAAATTCGTGGACCTGAATTTTGTTATTGGATTGTTGCACGAAAAAAAGATGAAATGTTTTTACTGCAGAGAATCTGTGTATCTTTTTTACAACTTCGTGAGAGAAAACAAACAATGGACTTTAGAACGAATTGACAATTCAATGGGTCATAATACTGACAATGTGGAAATTGCTTGTTTGTTGTGCAATTTGCGACGCCGGACAATGTACCATGAAAGATACGTTTTTACAAAACAAATGAATATTGTAAAGTTAGGTTAAGGGAACTCGTCGTTCCCTTATGATCCCATACTATTAAGGGAACACGTCAATAGAACTGTGGTTCCACCTAAAAACATTAGAGAACAAACCAAATAAAAACAAACCTTGATTAGAAATAAATTAATGGCAACCGTTTTCCACGAAAATAATTTTGTAACCGCCAAACTCAACTATTTTATCCAAATCCGCAAAATACCCAACATTGTTTTCCACGGGTCATCTGGTTGCGGCAAACGAACCATTGTTGGCGATTTTATCAATTGTATCTATGGAGGCGACCGAGTGCGCATTAAAAATAACGTCATGTTTGTGAATTGCGCCCATGGGAAGGGCATCAAATTTATCCGCGACGAACTCAAGCATTTTGCAAAAGCCAATATGCAATGCAATGATGCAACCTTGTTCAAAAGTATTGTTTTGTATAATGCAGACGAGCTCACTATTGACGCTCAATCCGCTTTGCGCCGCTGTATTGAACTCTTTAGCCACAACACTCGATTTTTCATTGTTGTAGAGAACAAACACAAATTGCTGAAACCCATTTTGTCGCGGTTTTGCGAAATCTATATTCCAGATAAAACGGTGAATCCCGACAACCCAGTGTACAATAGTTTGCACAAAGTTAACAAGGAAAAAACATACGGGTTGAAAGTGCTGAAAAAAGAACGATTGGTCCAGATTTTAGAACCGGTGTTACAGCAGGAAAACCATAGTTACAAATGGTTTCTAAGTCTTGCAAACCAGTTGTATGAGGATGGCATATCCTGTTTAGACATTTTGGAGTATTTAGAAGAAGGGTTGGTTGACGCCGACAAAATGGTTCGTGTTCGATTTTGTTTTGAGAAGGTGAAGGGTGAATTTCGTTCAGAAAAAATGCTCATGATGTATTTGTTTGATTATATGTTTTTACGTTCAGATTGCAATTTGAAAAATGTTTCGTTTTTATAAATGGACGATTTCGTGTTATCAAATTTGAATGAGGCGCGCAACGAGTGGTGCAGTAGACTAGTCACAATTTTGACACCTAGAATCATGGAAGGCATTCGTTCCATATTTAATGAGTCGTGGAAAGTAAGCGTTGACAATGGAGAAGTGGAGAAATATTTGATGACGTTTCAGAATTTTATTTGCCGAGTTCCCAAATGGAATGCAACTATTATTGATGAAGAGAAAAAACGAATCGTAGAGAAATCGGGATGCAATTATTTGGAGGACCTGATTACTTGTGTGCATGTGATTCAGCTGAAAGTGCTGACGTGTGTTCGTGTGGGGACACGGCAGAAAAAAATCGACATTTCGATTCCAAAACTCAACGATTTCTTGCATAAGGCTTACATCAATGTGGCGCGAAAGATTTATAAGAATGCATATCTGTTTGACAAAAATGCTTCGCCGCTTGTCCAGCAAAAACATGGTCGTGAATTTGAAATTATTGTGGAGGAGTGTATTCTGAAAACGATTCGTGAAAGTATTCCTACGGAAGCCATTGTGCGCGCTTATTTGGACGAATCCGTGGAGCAAGAGGAGGAAATTGTTGAGGAAATTATTGATGAAAAAGGAGAGACAAAAGAAGCAGAAGAAGTTGTGATTCCGGAACCAGAAAAACCACCCGAAACCGTTCCTGTAATTACAAACGTAAGCGAAAAACCAATTGTGAATCGTCTAACGTTTGACAATGTTGACCGGGCTTTGACTGAAGAGGGAATAGTTGAAGAAATTGATGCACCCAAAACAATTGAACGATTGGAGGAAATCAGCGTGGCGCGCAATTTTCAACGAAAACTAGATGAGGCGGAAGATGATGATGATGATGAGGACAGACTGAAAATTGGCGAAGACGTGGACAGCATGAGCCTTGGATTTACAGATTTGAACCCGGATTCATTTAGTAGTGGCAGCACGGATGACATTATCAAATTGGATTTCGATGAACTGTAGGGGAACTACGGTTTCCCCAAAGGGAACCAAGGTTTCCCCAAAGGGAACTCGTCGTTCCCTTATAATCCCATACTAAGGGAACTAGTCGGCTACTAATAAAAGGAGGGATTTAAAGGGAACCGTAGGTTCCCCTACATGCGGTCAGAAACGCACTTTTTCAAAATCGTTGATTATATAGAATGGAAGCCCTTGTTGCCATAATTATTGTAACGACCGTTCTCTACATTTTAGCAAAAATGATAGAGATGAAATATATGGATAAAGAGATGCGCCCTTTGAAAGAACTTATTCGCGATGCGACCATTGTTGCGGTTTCGGCCGGTGTTTCCACATTTGCGGTGTTTTCGATGAACAAATCGATGAATGGATTCTTTAGTGCAATGACCGAACAGACCAGTTTGCCGGCGGTTGCGCCGGTTTTTACCGACAATCCGGAATTTTAAAAGAAACCTACGGTTTCTCTTAGACTCTTCCCTTCATTTGAAATTATAATTGCATAATTTCAAACAAAAAATAAAGGGAGATTTTCAGAAGGGAGGGATCATAAGGGGTAAGCGAAGCGGAACCGTAGGTTCCCTTAGTAGCAGCTTAACCGAGAAGGAAGTTCTATGTACTTATATCCATTGTATAATTTATTTTCGGACATTGCTTTTGCAAGGGTTTTGTCGCTCATTCTCTCAAGTTTGATGCAATCGTATTTGCATTTGTATTCTTTAACTAATTCACCCTTTTCATTGTACATTCCGAGCCCATCTTTATACAACAACACATCTTTTCCATATTTTTCTGTAAAATTTTGTACTACATTATCATCACACTCGCCATATAATTTATAATAAAAGCCTTGTGTCTGTGTTCCTTTTTTTACGGCATTATCTAATCCACTCATTGAGTATCCGTTCATTAACGCAGCGGTTTTTCGGTCCAAATATACGTTCAAAATTTCGGTTTGGTCGGCATTCATTTTGGCAACATAATCCATGTTTTTTGCAATGGTTGGTCGTGTCGGTTGCAAATTGTGGAGGATATTTGAATCTATATCGCGTTCCACAAATAACCATCTGAATCCGTTGTAAACTATGTTTTCCAAAACTGCTTTTGATAAACTTGGGCGTTTTATGGACCGGTCTTCATTCATTACTTCAGTTGCCGACTCATAAACTTTGATAAGTTGCATTGTGTCTGGATTGATTTTTTGAACACGCGGACCCAGTGTTGGTAATGTTTCTTGGAATCCTGTTTGAATTTTCACAGGTCTTATTTCAAGTAATTTCTCTATCATAAATTCCAATTTATTAATTCGCGTATGTAAAAGTTTGTTGGATTCTTCGATTCGCTTGTTTGACTCAATAAGTTCAACCATTGCTGGACTGTCGTGATTCATAGCAATTACTTTAAGTTTCTCAATCTCCAGTTCTATTTTCTTTGTTCCATATTCTTGGTAATTGTCTATTTGCGAATTAATTGTATCAAGTAATATTTGGTATGTCAAATTTTTACCTACCAAAAATAATTCGTGTTCATTCTCGTGTTTTTCCATATCCTTTACTTGGTTGCATCTTATTTTTGGATGGTTATGAATATACGATTCAAAATCTTTGCTTTGCTGAACTACAAATACATCTAGCAATACACATTCTGGATATTTACTTTTATGTTCGTTATATCTTCCAATAATACCTCTGCGACTTTCGCCAATCTTCACAATGTATTCACCAGTTTCAAATGTTTTTACACGGATGATGTAGACAATTGGAATATGCATTGTAAATTGGCTCAATAATACTTTTTCCTTTTCAAGTTCCTTCTGTTTTTTGAGTTTGATTTGGTAGTCGGCTTCTCTCTTTGCAACATCATTCGCATTTGTTATTTGAACATTTCTCAATTGGTCTGAAAGTGATTTGCACTCTTCTATAACAACTTCTTGAATTACCTTTTCCATTTTCACATAATATTCGTGGATTTCATTTGACTTTTTTGTTCCGGCTTTTAAACACATTAGTTTAAAAGTTCTAATTGTCATTGAAATAACTTCTTTGTTATGGCCTCCACGTCCTTCTTTTTTTGCTCCCGCAAGTTCGGGAGCAAAGATTTTGTAATCATTATTATTGCAAAAATATTTTTCTAGTAAATGTTTGGCGTGATATTTTTGTTGAAAGCCCATCCATTCCCATACATTATCCAAATCAATTACATAATCGGCATCGTTATAATTCAAATAACAATAAAAACTTGACAAAAACATTTGCTGTTCATATGTGTTGAAATTTGCTTTCATTTTATCTACCATAGATGACTGGTAATTTCCAGTCATCTTTGTAAGTGGGTTACTTTCAATTAGATTGACTATATCTACACTCATTATATGTATTTGCAAGGTTTATTTCTTTATATGGTTTGTTTTATTTTGTTTATGGTTTTAAAAATCATAAACAAACAATGCTTTATTTTATTCTAAAGCAAAATTACAATGGAAATAAACATATTATAAAATTGAATTCTTATCTTACAATGAACAAATCAGTATATTTTGATGAAGTGTTTGGGAAAAGACAGAAACAACAAACAATGCCGAAATTATGGCTCACCATTTTGTAAGAACCACCGGTATATGAATGAATATACAACTGAAATGATGGATGCAATACAATTCTGCAAAGGGTGCAACAAATGGAAGGATTTGCCTTCCGGCAAAATTCAATGTTTGTCTTGTGGAGAAAGAGGTGCTGAAAACCGCGCAAAAGCAAAAAACGACGTGGTTTTGTGCAAATCCGATGGTTGCACCTTCAAAAAATCCGACGAAAATGATTATTGCGGCAAGCACCAGCTATGTTTGTTTGTGGATGAATGTTTGGCTGAAGGAATGAAACCGTGTGCAAAGTATTTGAAGGGGTGCCGTGCAAAACTTGGGTCAGACTATGTCTTCAAAAGTTGCCAAGATTGTTTGGAGAAGGAGAGAGAAAGAGATAAGGCAAAGCGGTCTGCCGTTACTGGAGAAATTGTTGATGGAGAGAAACAGTGTTCAGTTTGTTGTAAATTCAAGCTGGTGAATGAGTATTCAGAAACAAAAACTTGTTCGCAGTGCAGAGAAGAATTTAAAAAACAAAATGAGAAGAGAGACAAAGAACATGTGCGAGAAATTCAACGGATTGCTTCGCAAAAACCGGAGAGAAAGGCCGTTAAAAAAGAGTGGGAAAATGCGAATCCTGAAAAAGTTGCATTGAAAACATTAAATTACAGAGACAGGCAACACAATGAAAACCAAGAAGAGTATTTGAAGAGAAATGCAGAAACAATGGCTAAGTGGCGTGAGAACAATCCTGAAAAGGTGGAAGAAGCCAATCATGCACGTTTAAAAGATATTAACGCACACTATCACAATTATCAATATAAATCTAATAAATACAGATTAAAATTTGAATTGTCTTTGGAACAATTTGAAGGAATTATTAAAACACCTTGTTATTATTGTGGTATAATCCAAGAAAAAGGATTTAATGGAATTGATAGAATGGACCAAACACAAGGATATGTATATGAAAACTGTGTTAGTTGTTGTAAAGTATGCAATTATCTGAAGGGCTCTGTTGATAATATAACATTCTTACAAAGGGTTGAACATATATTAACCCAAAATAGTATGATAAAAAATGGAAATTATTATCCAACCGCATTTGCAAATCACGGAAAAACATCATACTCAAATTATAAAACCAGTGCAATCAGACGAAATTATTCATTTGATTTATCCCAAGAACACTTTGATAATTTAATTCAGGAAAACTGTTATATTTGTGGCAAGAAATCGGATGAAATACACACAAATGGAGTTGATAGATTTGACAATGATATTGGATACACAGTTGAAAATGTGAACTCTTGCTGTGGCGAATGTAATTTTATGAAAAATGATATGGAATATAATGATTTTCTTGAACAATTGAAGAAAATATTTACACATTCTTCAAAAATAGAGATGGTCAAACCTAGTGTTTACGTTTCAAATGCAATAAAACCTGTGGCAAATAAAATGACAAAAAATGAAGTAAAAGAATACCAAGACCAACAGCGACAAATAAAACGGCAAACCACGAGAGAAAAATACGCAGACGAAGACTACAAAAAAATGCGCGTAGAACAACTAGTAAAAAATAAATAAATCTTGATAAAAAAATATTTTTTTTATCAATTAATCAATACCATATTATGGTTTTGTGCAATGAGTTTAAGCTCGTATACCGGTTTCTATCAAATAAGCATTTCCTCTTATTTAAACCTTGTGCTTTTTGAATGGGCACAACACCCTCTCGGGTGGGGATAGACTATATCTTATGCGTTCATTGAGAATGATTAGTTCTCTCGCGCCCATCAGCATTTAGTCGTTGAACCGCCTTCATATCCTATCATATCGGACTTAGAAGACTGGCTGCGGATTGCCCTATAATATAAAACTTTTTACTATACCTTATGTTGTTATCATAAGCCACTATATAATTTCTTATACAGTTTAGTATTTTATACCTTGAGGGGTTTCCCGCAATTTGGAGATGTTGCCTTGTTTTATCAAGACTTGCATATCTTTTGGATACACATTTATTCGCATTATAGGTTATTGCAAAACCAATTCACGAATATGCCACGCCGCACATTCCGGCCATCACCCTTAAAACATTGTAAGAGTAAGCATATACTCTGACCTTAGCAGTATTGGTTCCAGCAACAGTTCCAGAGGAGAGCACCAACTGGAGAGTGGCGTTATCGATTCTGGAGAAGTTGCAAGATCCGCTTGGCTGGTGCTCCTCAGGCCTCAAAGCGAAAGAATACACGTTGATGCCGGTATCAGGGGCTCTAGTGTGGTGCTGGAAGGGCTGAACAACGTCG